TACGCGCGATTGAAGACAACCTTTTGGGCGAGACCATGACCACCGCGCATGCGCTGGTCAGCTCGGAGTTCTTTGACAAGCTGATCAGCCATCCCAAAACCGAAGAAGCCTACAAGTTCTTCTCCGCCACCGGCGGGCAGCCCTTGCGCGAAGACATGCGCCGCGCGTTTCCGTTCGCAGGCGTTCTTTTTGAAGAGTACAACGGCTCTGTCACTCTCTCGAATGGGACGGCAGAACGGTTGATCCCAGCGGGCGACGGCATTGCCTTTCCCTTGGGCACGTTTGACACCTTCACCACCTATGGCGGGCCGGCCAATCTGCTGGAAGCCGCCAATACCATCGGTCTGCCCCTCTATGCCCGCCAGCATCTTGATGAGAAGGGCCGCTGGATTGATCTGATGACGGAAAGCTCGATCCTGCCGGTCAACAAGCGGCCGCGCATGGCGATCCGGCTGACGAGTTCGACTTAAGGGCTGTCGTCATGCACGCATTTACTATGGCCCTTGATCTGCTCTTTGCGGATCCCAACCTTGCCCAAGAGGCGTGGTATCGTGATTGCGAAGGCCAGTTCACCAAGCTCCGCATCATTACCCGCAGTGCAGACAGCATCACGGACTTTGGGGCGGCAAGGCTCTGGTCCGAGACCTTCCGCTTTGATGTGCGCGTGCGAGAGCTGCCCAATCCCCGCTCGCAAGAGCAAATCCAGATCGGCGATGAGACGTTTCTAATTCAAGGCAAGCCTGTGCGCGACCGCGACCGGCTGATTTGGACCATTGAGGCGGCCCCAGCATGAGGATCAAACTCGATCTTGCGCCTGATCTGATCGCGGCGATGGCGGCCGAGATCAAAGTAGGCGAAAAGGCCGTCTCAACCGCCATGCGCGAGGCGGGTATAGGGCTGAAGACCGCTTGGCGCGCTCAGATCACCAATGCCGGGCTTGGGCGGCGGCTTGCAAACTCGATCCGTAGCCAAACTTACCCCAAATCTGGTGACAGCCTGAGCGCGGCCGCCTTGGTGTGGTCGCAAGCGCCGGTGATTCTCCGCGCGCATGACACCGGACCGTTGATCCGGTCCAAGAATGGGTTTTGGCTGGCGATCCCGACAGCGGCCGCGGGCAAGTCAGCCCGTGGTGGCCGGATCACCCCCGGCGAGTGGGAACGCAAGCAAGGACTGAAGTTGCAGTTTGTCTATCGCAGGCGGGGGCCGAGTTTGTTGGTCGCCGAAGGACGACTAAACAGCCGTGGGTTGGGTGTTGCGTCAAAGTCAAAGACCGGGCGAAATGTGGCGACCATGCCGATATTTCTGTTGGTGCCACAGGTAAAGCTTGCCAAGCGTCTTGATCTGGTACGAGATGCAGAGCGAGCTATAGATCGCGTGCCGGGGTTGATTGTGGCCAATTGGGTGGAAACCCGGCTCGGATGAGCATGTTCGCTCCATCTCCCCTTGAAAGTAAAACATGGTATAGAACCAGAAAATAAAACGAAAAGGCTGACCATATGAATAAACCGATGACTAAGACGCAGCTGACCGCAATGATTGCGGAGGCGATGAGTGCTGACCGTAAGACCGCAGCGGAGTTTTTGGATGCGCTGGCCAACATCGTTACACAAGAGATCGCACAGGGCGGCGCTGTCACCGTGCCTGGCATCGGCAAGGTCGCTTGTCGCGCCCGCCCGGAGCGCCAAGTGCGCAATCCCGCAACCGGTGAAACAATGACCAAAGCTGCCGATCGCCAAGTTAAAGTGACGATCAGCAAAACGCTTAAGGACGCTATTAACGTCTGACCAAAGCGGTTCACGTTAAGCGGCCAATTTTATCAAAAGGCTTTGGGGCGTTTGCCGACCAAAGCCTTTTTTAATTGCAGGCGCGCGCAAAAAGAACTGGTAGGCCCTGAGGGACTCGAACCCCCAACCAAGGCGTTATGAGCGCCCTGCTCTAACCATTGAGCTAAAGGCCCACTGCGATGCAAAAACTCTATTCTTCGTACGAGGTCAACCAAGATGCCGATGCCTGGCCGTGAAACCATCCTGACCGCCCTTGCGGATCTCTTGCGGCTGATCCCGTTCGTCCCGGTTCTGCGCGGCGAGGTTGTGCCTGAACGCGTGCCAACTTCTGGCCTCATAATCCTACGCGACGGCGATCCGGGCGATCCGGCGGTGACGCTGTCGCCGCTTTTATATCACTTCCAGCATCGCGCAGAGTTGGAGGTCATCGTGCAGGGTGTGGCCCGAGATGCGGGCTTTGCCACGCTCTGCGGCCAGATTGGCGCTGTGATCTCTAGCGACCACACGCTTGGTGGCCTCTGCGATTGGGTTGAGGCGGAAGCGCCGCGCCCGATCGATCTGCCCGTCGAGGGGGCAGCAAACCTGAAAGCTGGCGTCCTTACGGTCGTGCTGCATTATTCAACTGGGGATCCGCTTTCCTGAACAGAGACAACAGGTTGTACTGGCATCTTAATGCGACCTTCAATCATGGCGCCAAAATCAACTGAGATTGCAGCGGTTATTATATCGGCCTTGACCCGCGCGCCTGGTTTGATTGTGAGGGATGCCGCATGAATTTGGCCAACAACCTCGCCTTCGACAATCACACTTGCTGCGTGGATCCCACCCTCGACTTTTCCAGACTTTGTCACAACGAGGGTTTCTGCGGTGAGCTCGCCAAAAATGCTGCCACCTAAATCAACAATGCCATCACTGGCAAAATCGCCTTTGATGGACGTGCCCTTAAGAAGAATTGAGCGTTGTTCATCGATCTGTGGTGCTTCGCGGTTGGGCGCGACATCGGGCTTAGAGGGATCTGGGTCTGGTTTTGCTTTTGAAAACATTAAACTGGCAGCTTCTGTCATTGATTTTGGCCAGTTGAGCTAAAAAGACCGTTGTGGTCAAGCTTTAGGACTCATTCAAACAATACCGAGGAGATGAAGATGGCACGAGCGCAAGGCGCGCGGGCGCAGATGGCGCTGGCGTTTGAGACTATTTATGGCACCGCCCCGACCACGGGGTTCAAGCTGATGCCCTTTGCCAGCACCTCGCTCGGGGCTGAGCAACCGCTGCTGGCCTCCGACCTCTTGGGCTATGGCCGCGATCCGCTGGCCCCGATCAAAGATGCGGTGACGGCGGACGGTGATGTCTCGGTGCCGATTGATATTGAAGCGTTCGGGTTTTGGCTCAAGGCCGCCTTTGGCGCGCCCGTCACCAGCGGCACCACGCCCAAAACGCACACCTTCACCTCAGGGTCTTGGGCGCTGCCAAGCTTCTCGGTGGAAACCGGCATGCCAGAGGTGCCGCGCTATGCGATGTATTCGGGCTGCATGCTGGATCAACTGAGCTGGACCATGCAGCGCTCGGGGCTGTTGACGGCGACGGCCAAGATCATCGCGCAAGGTGAGACTATTGCCACAGTCTCCGGTGCGGGCACGCCGAGCGCAATCGCGCTACAGCGTTTTGGCCACTTTAACGGCTCCATCAAGCGCAATGGCACAGCCCTTGGCCATGTGGTCTCGGCAGAGATCACCTATGCCAACAACCTTGAGCGGGTGGAGACCATCCGCGCTGATGGCAAGATCGACGGGGCGGATCCAGCGATGGCGGCTTTGACAGGCAAGATTGATGTGCGCTTTGCTGATAGCGCGCTGGTGACCCAAGCCATTGACGGCGCACCTTGCGAGTTGGAGTTCAGCTACAGCCTTGGGGCCAGTGCCAGCCTCAGCTTTACGGCCCATGCGGTCTATCTGCCCCGGCCCCGGATCGAGATCCAAGGGCCGCAGGGCATTCAAGCCTCGTTTGATTGGCAGGCGGCGAAGGGGACAACGCCTGCCCGACTTTGCACCATTGTCCTCACCAACTCAGTCGCGAGCTATGCATGATAGAACTCAACCTTTCCAACGGGCCGAAGTGGCTTGATCTCATCGCAGGCCTGCGTTTGCAGCTGCGCCCGCTGACCACCTCGCTGATGGTGGCCGCGCGCGCGGACCCTGCGATCCAAGACCTTGCCAGTGGTGCCAGTGATGATGAACGCGCAGTGGCCTTTGCCAAAGCGCTGGCCCGCTTGGCCATTCTCGATTGGGAGGGGGTGGGCGATGCGGACGGCGTGCCGCTGGCACCTTCTGAGGCTGCCATTGATGCGCTGCTGGATCTTTGGCCGGTGTTTGAGGCGTTCCAGACCCAATATGTTGCCAAAGGCCTGTTGATTGATGCGGAAAAAAACGGCTTTGCGCCCTTGCCGAGTGGTCCTTCGGCGGGGGTGA